CGGGTACAAGTGTTCCTTTCTTTGCTGCAAAATTGGTAAGAAACCTTACACAACTGAGGTTTTGCCCGCACACTCACACGTTGTGCGCGTCTTTGCCAGTTACTACAAAGATTGTTACACAGGATCATGTTACACAGATGTGGTCCAGGAGGCACTCGAATCCTCAACGCTCGACCGCTTCACCGTTATTCGCGGAGATTCCAAAATCAACCCGAACATCGAAGCAGCCGTGCGTAAATTTCTCCACGACCACGAGAATGCCGCGCAACTCGTCCAGGACCAGATCGTGTTCACAAACACTACAATCCGCATCATCAATCTCATGATCGCACGCGGAGCTCTGTTATCCGGCGCCAGCAACCCATTCAAAGACACGATGATTTTAAACAGGATCGAGGGGCGTTCCGTGACAACGTCACGGACAGGCCCCTTTATCGACAAACTCCGCAGGAATGCAACGTCTTCAAGAGTTATGTTTATAACGAGTCTTTTACTGTTACTCGTGGTCACATGTTTTTCGTTGATGCTCAGATATCGTTTCCAACCAGCACTCATGCTGACGGAACGTATCGCTCAGTTTTCGGTCCATCTGTCGCACATTCCGGAGTTATTTATGCAAATAGTAACGCGAATGTTCGTCTCGCCTTCCGCCGCCTCACAGCGGCTCGCGGAGACCAAGCGCTGGATCGACTATATCGACGTCATGCAACGGAGAGAGTGTCATCATGCCTCCACTACCTACGAGCAATACGCCGCTTGTATGCACGCAATCTTGGCGAATACTGCGGTGCATTAATCGATGGGGAGCAACATTACGCCGACCCACACCCCAAAAAGATCCTCAGAGTCCAAGCATGGGAGGAACTGCAGATTGGTAACCATCAAGGTTTCAACCTGAACGATCGTCTATACTTACGAACTGTTAAGTATAAGATGAAGAAAGACGAGATTGCAAAACCAGGAAAATATCCTAGAATGATCGGAGACCTCGGCGTCGCCGCTTCACTACAGGCCTTCCGGCTCGTTGACACACTCAAACACACCATGGCAGATTGTCCCATAGAATTACACAACGCTACATTAGAATTTTGTATTTCACCACACCCAGACACTCTTGCCACCATTTTTGCAAAACTATTAGATCCACCCAAGAAATATTACTTCGTCTACTTCTCCGATGACGCATGTATGTCCGTGCGCACGCCCAAAGGTGTCGTGGTGTATAACCTCGACATATCTTCATGCGACGCGTCACATGACATCGCCATCTTCACCGCCATGATCGAGATAACACCCGACCCATGGCGAGATGAGATGACACGCCTTGTTGAGCAATGTTCTTTGCCCCTCAGGGTGCAAGATCTAGACAACAGCGATAACTTTGTTGAACTGCAGCCCACCGGCCCAAGATTGTACAGTGGAAGCACAATCACCACGTTCATCAATAACATCGCCAACATCTTGATCGCACTAACCATCACAGAATTCGAAGCAGAGTCCCCCCGCGACGTCGTTCGTGCCGCAGCCTATGCTGGATATGTCGTCACTGCA